ACCTGCCTTTCAAAATGTCGGGGTATATCACCCTCTTGAAACCGCGATTTCTCACGCGAAGCCCCGCGCCCGATCTTCGTCGCGCAATTTGTAGGGTTTCAGACCCCCCTACCCCCAGCGGTCGCCGCTTCTTGCTGTATTGCTGCTGTGGCATGACTTGCACAGGCTCATAAGGTTGTCATCATCATGCGTTCCGCCTTTTGACAAGGGAGTTATATGGTGCACTTCCTCAACCGGATTTAACCTGTTGTTCTTAAAACACTCCTCACACAAAGGTTGTGCTTTTATATACCTGTCCCTTATGCGTTTCCATGCTCTGCCGTAACGTTTGCGGTGCTCGGGATTGCGCTGGTATTTGTTGTATTGTTTGTCGGTCAGCTTTTGATGCTCATCGCAGTACCTCCCGTCTGTAAGCCTCGGGCATCCTGGATAAGAACACGGCCTCTTTGGCTTTTTTGGCATCTATCCATCTCCTTAAGTGTATTAGAAAAGCCACTGTCGGATTTATGTTCCTACAATGGCTCTCTCTTGGATTATACTTTTCTGATTATATACTATCACAAAGGGCTACATGACAAACAGTGACATTTAGTGACTAGTTTGAGGGACAACAATACTTCCTACTGCTTCATCGTGCAGTCGGTATACATGGCGGACATTATAGCCCATGTCAACGGCAATTTGTTCCCATGTTTTAAAACATAGGTATCGAAGCTCCAATAATGTCTGATGCTCTGTGTTATCTACCGCTTTTATGAGCTTTACCATTTCACGCTTTAAATCAACTAGCGTATCAATATCATGGTTTATTTCCGTTTGCAGGTCAATGATTTTTGCCACAGCTTCAGCCATTGTAGATGTGCCATGATTGGGATTTCGTGGCATGCCCGTCAGTGTTGTAGTACATTTTGTCGCTAGTTCATTCAAGGAGGCAACCTGCTCTAGTTTCGAATTTATACGCTGGTCAATACGATAAGCTTGACCAAGATATTCTTTTGCGGTCATACCGCCACCTCCTTATCAAGACGCTTGATAAGGAGCTTTGGGTCAATATTGCTTAAAACACGAAACCATTCAGAAAAAAAGAAACGAAGGAGACTTCTTTTTTCTCTTAGAGCATCCCGGTTATATGGGTGTTTAGATAAAATTCGTAGAACCTTTCGATAATCCTCAACAGCTCTTAAAATGATAGCATTTGCTAAATTTTCATAAGGTCTGTTCATACTCGCACCTCCGAATATTTATTCCTCTCGGATTTGCGCATATTGTCATTGATTGTCTTAGATTTGCAGATCAGCTCTTACGGCTTCAATTAGGGCAGCCTGAGTGCTATCTTTTTGTGACAATACCTTCAGAATTCGTTCGTCGATAGTACCTTTTGCTACAATATGTTGCACAACAACTGTTTCGGCATTTTGTCCTTGTCGCCATAGGCGGGCATTGGTCTGTTGATATAATTCAAGTGACCAGGTCAACCCAAACCAGACTATATTTGAGCCACCACTTTGTAAATTTAACCCATGTCCACTGGATGCAGGGTGGATCAAAGCCACAGGAAGTTCGCCACTATTCCACTTGCAGATACTATCAGTACTGTCTAACTTAGAAAATGGAATATGGAGATTTCGCAACCTTTCCGTAATACGAGAAAGATCATGTTTAAACCAGTAGACCACAAGAATAGGCTTACCACTAGCAGATTCGATAATGTCCTCTAAAGCGTCGAGTTTGCGGTTGTGTATGGTAAAGGTATCGCCATCGTCAGTATATATCGCACCATTTGCCATTTGGCATAGTTTGTTGGTGAGTGCTGCAGCATTTGCGGCAGTGATGTCCCTGTCAGGAATTTGCAATACAAGCTCCTGTTTTAACTCATTGTAATGCCGGTACTCATCATCAGAGAGCTGGACAGTATATTCGCTACTCACAAGCTTAGGCATTATCAGAAGATCCGTTGACCGCATTGAAATGGTAATATCTGCGATTTTATTATAAATTCTCTGTTCTGCTCCGGGAAGAGGTTTATAACTGAATATTACCTGGCCGTTACGTTTGTCCGGCTGAAAGTAATTTAGCCTATATTGGCTGATAAACCTACCAAGGCGTGCACCCATATCAAGTAGTCGAAACTCAGCCCACAAATCCATGAGCCCGTTAGCAGAAGGAGTGCCAGTAAGCCCAATAATGCGTTTGATCTTCGGTCTAACCTTCATCAAAGCACGAAAACGCTTAGCTTGACAATTTTTAAAAGAGGACAATTCATCTATCACAACTGTGTCAAAGTTAAAAGGTATATTACTTTCTTCAATAAGCCATTGAACATTTTCTCTATTAATAATATAAATATCAGCAGGTTTTGTAAGTGCGACCCTGCGTTCTGATTCAGCCCCGATTGCCACAGAACATACAAGGTTATGGAGATGATCCCATTTTCTAACTTCAGTGGGCCATGTGTCCCTTGCTACTCGCAACGGCGCAATCACTAAAATACGATGTGTCTCAAAACTGTCAAAAAGCAAGTCGTTCAGCGCTGTTAGAGTTATGCTAGTCTTGCCAAGTCCCATATCCAGTAGAACAGCGGATATTGGATGTTCTTTAATGTATTCGATAGCATATTTCTGGTAGTTATGTGGTTCGTATTTCATCAATGAGACCTCCAATCTGCCGTTCATTATTAAAAATGTAAACCTTGAATCCAAGCCCACGAAGTAATTTGTGCCTAGCTAGTTGTATAGGTCGAGGCTTTTTACCTGGGGACTTAACTTCCACAAAAGCTATACGACCACCTGGCAGAAGCACGATTCGGTCAGGAACACCGTCAAAACCAGGGCTTGTAAATTTAAGTGCTAGGCCTCCGGCGTTTTTGACTGCATGTATCAGTTTTTTCTCGAGATCTTTTTCTTTCACATCTTCACGCTCCATCAGGAAATTTAAGTAGGAGGGTTAACCTCGTTATAGGTCATTTCTAAAACTTTTTCTTATATTAATTTTGTTACACTTAAGAAACTTTTTGTATATGACCTTAATTGAGGTTAACCCATTACCATTAATTAAGGAAATCTTCAAAATCTCCATCATCAACTTTTAGTCTGAGTCCTGTAAAGAATCGCTTGTTTTTGACCTTGATACGACAATATCCGGCAGCCTCCAATGCAGAGTAGAAGTCTGTTGTACTGCGTATATACTCGTTGGTGTCAATACAGTAGTTACGATAAGCTCTATAAAGAGAACTGGAGCTCTCACGGAAATTTTCACCTAGTTCACATTTGTCTTCGAGGAAATGCCCAAACCAATCGTTTTGTGCCCTATACTCAGCAATTGCTCGCTGCACACAATTCGGCACTGGAATTTTATAATTCATTTCAATCACTTTCTTGGCCCCCTCGATCACCCATGCTAGTATGCTTTTACCGGCATTTTGATAAAGATACTCCCCGTAGTTTTTTATATCATCACTGCCTTCTATTTTGGCATTGAAAGGTATAACGATTAGCCTACGCCAGATACCATCATCTGAAGCACTTACCTTAGGAAGATGGTTTGTATAGAGTACCAGCGTATGGCACGGAGTAAAGCTAAATGGGTCTTTGTACTTCTTTTCAGCAAACACTTCATCTGTGGAACATAGCTGCTTGACCATAGAATCATTGAGCCTTGCTCCTTCTTGCATCTCAGCTGCGATAAGAAGGCGCTTTCCTTTGACCTCTGCCATTTCCGGTTTAATGTTTCGTCTGCATCCAACCGTCAGGGTATCTGCAGAAATGTTGCCGCTATAAAGGCCAAGTACACGGGATACAGCATTCCAAAAGGTTGATTTACCATTGCGCCCATCACCATAAGCAATAATCAGAGCTTCTACAAAGACTTTACCGATGGCCGCAAGGCCACATATCATTTGAACATAGTCAATAAGCTCCTGATTTTTACAGAATATTATGTCTAAACTGTCTTTCCATAGCTGTTCGCCTTTGTTTCCAGGCGAAACCGATGTCATTTTTGTAATAAAGTCCTCTGGTGAATGCTCTCTGGCGCCAGCCATGCCTTTGCGCAAGTCATAAGTAGCGGCGGGTGTACATAGGAGAAAACAATCAGCATCAAGATCATGTGGTGAAATCTCTAGCATAGGGCGTGCTTCCTTTAAAGTCGCAGTAATATTCTTTGAATCACGTCTGTGAATAGCAAAAGCCTGGTATGCCTTGGCTGCAAGATATGTCCTATATGCTTCAAGCTGTGCATCATTCATGAGTGACTCTGCCTTTGTCTTTGATGTATTTTCAAGAATTTCTTTACCTCCATTTTCTGATAGTAGTTTCAATGCTGCTTGTAGGTCTTTTGTAGCTTCATCCAACTGACGACGTGTCAGTTCATGGGCAACGGCCTGTGCTCCGGGTTCGCTTTCCTGCCAATGATTGTTACAGTACCGTATAAAATGAGTAGCTGGGGAATAACGCAATTCACTGGAGAAATATTTTGCCAGTACTTCTGCCTGCCCTACATCAGAATAATCGCCTGGCTTATATGATGTAGTATCGTTGTAAACCTCCGGTGGAACATAGCCGTCTTGTTGCTTAAGCTTAGCAAAGAAACGCTGGGCGCTCCTCCAAATGGTCATTAGTTCAGCTTCTTCAAGTGGAGGAGAACACTTTGCGGATTCTTCAATAAAACATTGAAAAGCTGTGTCGCTATCGCCGTATTTTTTAATGACACGACCAGCGAAACGCGACATAGTAGCATTGCGGCTACCCTCTGGAATAATTTGTTCTCTTCGATGGCTACTTGGCAAATCCGAATCAAAATCGTCGCTCTCAAGAAACTTGCTTAAATTCATATTACCATTGAAAATCTCAACTTTCGGTGAATTTGTTCCGAAGAAAAAACGAGCCGCATCCAATGCCTTAGTATCAAAATATGGAAAAATTGCATTGACCAACTTTTTCATATCACTATAGTGAGCTGCGTTAGTAACGTGGTCAATTGGAAATAACACATGGAATTTGGGACGAGCAGGTTTTCCGTTTTTCTCTCGCATATTGTAACGGCTATAATGAACCGCAAAGGTAACACCGGGGAATGCTTTAATAACATCGGAGGGCAGTACCCAATCTTTTGGATTTTCTGAGTGATCGTTGTCACAGTCAACCGGCAAGCAGTCTGCGCCAATAAAGTTTTCGCCACTCCT